AGCGACATGTTAGATCAACTTGAAGAACACCTTAATCAAGCTGCGGGCATTGCCAATGATCTAGCACGAGTTAGTCGTGATGTCCCAGGACCATTCGCAGGTCAGATACGTAGCTATCTAGCACCACACTTAGAAAGTTTCATAGATGATCGCCGCCAACCAGGTAGTATTGCTAGCCTACGCGGTATGCTGATTGACGGTGGTGAAGACGAAGACGAAATAAACGAATCACAGACATTTGATCACGTGACCAGCAAACGCTTAAAAAGCATATTACTAGCACCACAAGCAGATGCTCGTACTTTAGAATGGGCCATGGATTTTACAGATGATGCTCTAAGAGCAGACTATGATGATGAGGGGATTGATAGCAGAACTTTTGATGCTAGGAATAATGCCTTTAATCAAGCTCAAGAAGCGTTTCACGATGAAGATGAAGAGGTTAATCCTGGGGCGGATCTAGATGCGACTCTAATGCACCTGAAACAATTTTGGAGTGTATAAGTGAAAATCAACGAAATTATCTTAGAAGCAAATATGAGCCGTGCTGCTAAAGGCAACGAAAAGTATGGCAAAGATGGCATGAAGGCATTGGCCAAAGCTGGGCGCGAAGGTGCTAGTGAAAAAGAACTAGATGCTATACGTGATAAGCATGACAACTACAATGAAAGCTATAATCAAGTAAACGAAGAGTTTAATCTCATCGAATCTATCATTGAGGGTCTTGCTGAACGTAATCAAGTTGATGCAGAAGTTATTTGGGAAGATTTAGAATCACTTACAGAAGACGAATTATACGTGTTTGCTGTTACTCAAGAACCTGTTAACGAAGATTGGCAAAAGGTCAACAAGCGAGACAAAACAGACGGCATGAGCAAGAAAGCAGTAGCATCTTATCGTCGTGAACATCCAGGCAGTAAACTAAAGACTGCTGTGACTACTAAACCCAGCAAGCTAAAGAAAGGTTCAAAAGCCAGCAAGCGCCGTAAGAGTTATTGTTCACGCAGTCGAGGACAGATGAAAATGCACAATATCAGTTGTGCTAAAACTCCAGACAAGGCGATTTGCAAAGCACGTCGTCGTTGGAATTGCTGATATTATAAGGAAACTAAATCATGACAGATATGGAAATGACATTTGATATCAGCGGAAGATCACGCACTGTGACAGCCCCTGATGCTATAACAGGATTAACACTAGCTCGTGCTATAACAGACTCACACGTAAGTCCACTGGCCAGCTACTTATTTACTGGAACAGGTAATGCCACAAGTTTCTTAAACATGAGTCCAGGTTGCCAAATTGGTGACAGCCCATTTACAGTAGAGATGTGGTTTAACAGCACCAACGTCAATCAAACTATTGGTTTGTATGGTGATGGTGCCACTGGTGCTCTACAGATTTATATGGACAATGGTTATGATGATGACAAAGCCGCTGATACTTTCCAAATCAACTATCAAGGTGGCGGCCAGATAGCCTTCCAAGGAGAATCTTTGGTTGCCAATCGTTGGTATCATTTGGCGGTGGTACGTGATACTAGTAACCGTGCATCCTTGTACCTAAACGGTGTAGCCGCTAGTCCTGTGGCTTATACTGATACCAATGGCTACCATGGTGATACGACTTCATTTGGTAACAACTACAAAGGCAGTTGGCAAGGTTATATCAGCAATCTACGTGTGAGTAACATAGCACGTTATGATGCGACACAATCAACCATCACCGTGCCCACTAGCTTGTTTACCACAGATGCTAATACCCTAGCATTGTTTGATGGCACATTCTTAGATGGTGCTGATGCTACAGGTAATCAAACAGTCACACAAGGTGGATCAGGAACACCAGTGGCATTAAGTGGTATAGTTCCAACTCTCTAGCTGATATGAACAACTGGGATATCTACGTCAAAGAATCCTACGAGCTAGTTCGCAGAGCTGAATGCGAACTTACTATAAATCTGTCGGAAAACCTAGAAGCCTATATAGTGCATCTATTTGCACACTATCTAGACAAGCCTCAGGTCAACACAGTGCCCGTAGGTGTTAAACTATTAACCAGCGTCAATCTCCCTGTCAAAGCCAAAAAAGAACTGCTGAAAAATGTAGGTGATGAATGCCTGCTGATCAACAGCATGGAATGGGGTAAGTATCGTTGGCCTACTGAAGTATACTACGCTGATATGGGGCAGATGGCCTACTTAAATCGTGCTTATGCCGAACGTCCGCCAGAAGACTTATACGATGATCTGGCACTAGAATTCCAAACAGCAACAAGAATATTACGTAAATGTAGGATTTCATGAAGATCAATTTAGTATTATCAAAAAGTAATTGGACTAGTTTTCATCAAATAGCATTTATACATGTCATTCAAGATTATTTTAATATCGTGTATGTTGAGGACCAAATTCCAGATAAACACAATTCAATCCTGGTATCAAATCTTACACAGGATCGCTGGTATCACGATCTACATCAACAAGGTTATAAATTATTAATTGATCTCATGTGGGGTGGACATGAATTCGATATCCCCGATGCATTTTTATTAAAAACCAATAATTGGTTTTGGTATCATGAAGCTTTATTATATTTTAGAAAAGGCTATGATCAATATATTCCTAATAGGAATTATATTAAAAAAGCATTGATGCCAATGGGACTACGTAAAGAAAGCCACGATCTATTATTTGACCAAGTTACAAATTATTTAGATGATTTTGTTTACAGCTATATTGATCGATTAGGAAGGTACCTCCCTAATGATGCTCCGGCAAATTTTTACGGATCAACTACGCAAAATCAAAGATATTTTAATCCTGAATGGTATGACGATACTTATTTTAGTCTAGTATCCGAAACCAGAGTTGATAGTCATAGTGAATTACATATAACAGAAAAAACATTTAAACCTATAGCATTTTATCATCCGTTTTTAATTTGGGGACAACCCAAAGTATTAGAACACTTGATAAGTTTAGGATTTGAAACCTATGACAATTTATTCGACGAAAGTTATGATCTTGAATTCGATAAGGTTAAAAGACTTAATAAAGTCCTTGATAATATTAAATCTTTTAAGTATGTAGAATTTGATTCTATCACTAATCAAAAAGCAGAACACAATCACCAATTATTTTTTAATATTGGTACCGTAAAAGTCAGAGTTAAAAAAGAAATAGTCGATCCAATCAGAGAATTTTTTGAAAAGAGCTAGACATGCATATATAATTGTAGTATAATATATTTTTCAACCAAGGAGAGCCACATCATGGCATCAAAAATGTTTTCAGGCGAACAAAAAGCCAAACTAACTCAACTAATTAACGAAGGTATCGCTGTATTACAAGAAGTAGAAGATTTGTCAGCAGGCCTGAATGATACTGTAAAAGCAGTAGCAGAAGAATTAGAAATCAAACCTAGTTTGCTCAAAAAAGCGATTAAGATCGCTCAAAAATCAAAACTAACTGAAACTAATGCTGATCACGAAACAGTTCAAGATATTCTTGAAACAGTTGGTCGCACAGTTTGATAGATTGGCATAAGACTGTAGACTTTGTAAAACGAGATTGGCACGGCCACCCTGTCAGGTTATGTTTAGAAGTTTTTAATTGGTTTCTAAATGTTATCATAGTCGTTACCTTTGCCGCCACTGTGCCTGATGTGCCATTTTTAGTTGTTTACCCATTGTTTTTTTGCTGTTTGGCTATCAGCATGTATTCAGCATTGACTAGAGGAAGTTTTGGATTGTTTATGACCAGCTTGACAATTTTCTTAGTTGATCTTGTGGGTTATGCTAGATTGCTGTATAATTAATAAAACGCCCACCCGGGCATGAAGAGTGTGTGTGAGCTAGAAGTCGCACAAAAAGGAAAAAGATGAGTTACGTAGACGCATTGTTCGATCGAACAAAAGATCGCATTTATATCGTTGAGAGAGTCAATGGGCAAAGAGAATACAAAGAGTATCCTGCCAACTATACTTTTTACTATGATGACCCCCGCGGCAAATTCCGCACTATCTATGACACTCCTGTTAGTAGATTCAGCACACGCATAGGCAAAGAGTTCCATAAAGAAGTCAAAATCAACAGTGGTAAACGCATTTGGGAAAGTGATATCAATCCCGTGTTCCGTTGTCTAGAAGAAAACTATCTTGGACAGAAGTCACCTAAATTACAGACAGCATTCTTTGACATTGAGGTAGACTTTGATCCTGTGCGAGGTTTTAGTCGTCCAGAAGATCCATTCAATCCAATCACCGCAGTAAGTGTTTATCTGGATTGGCTAGACAAACTAGTTACCATGGTTATTCCACCTAAGTCGATAAGCTGGGAAACTGCTGAAGAGATCGCTAAGAACTATGATAACTGTTTCTTGATGGAACGGGAAGAAGACCTGCTCAAAACATTCTTAGACTTGATCGATGATGCTGATATCTTATCAGGTTGGAACAGCGAAGGCTTTGATATTCCATACATGGTACAGCGTACCAATCGTGTGCTGAGCAAAGATGACACACGCAGATTCTGTTTATGGGGGCAGTTTCCCAAGCAACGTGAATTTGAACGCTTTGGTGCAGCTAATATGACATTTGACTTAATTGGTCGTGTCCACATGGACTATATGCAACTGTATCGCAAATACACCTATGAAGAACGTCATAGCTACAGTCTAGATGCTATCTCAGAGTATGAACTAGGCGAAAGTAAAACACAGTATGAAGGCACATTAGATCAATTATATAACAAAGACTTTGCTAAGTTTATCGAATACAATCGTCAAGACACTGCACTATTACACAAACTAGATACTAAACTACGCTTCTTAGATCTAGCTAATGAACTAGCACATGACAACACAGTGCTACTACAAACTACCATGGGTGCTGTAGCAGTCACTGAGCAGGCGATCATCAACGAAGCACATCAATTGAATATGGTAGTACCAAATCGTAATCGTGATGAGAGTTTTGACACACAAGCGGCTGGTGCTTATGTAGCAACTCCTAAAGCGGGCATGCATGATTACATTGGTGCTATCGACATTAACTCATTGTATCCAAGTGCTATTCGTGCATTAAACATGGGGCCAGAAACTATTGTTGGACAACTACGTCAGACAATGACCGAACATTATATCAATGAGAAACAAACATCAGGTAGTAGTTTTGCTGATGCGTGGGAAAACTTATTTGGATCGTTAGAATATACCGCAGTCATGAACGGTGAAGTTGGTACTGAGATCACCATTGATTGGGCCAACGGCTCAAGTGATGTATTGAGCGCCGCAGATGTTTGGCGATTGATTTTTGACAGCAACAAGCCTTGGATATTGTCAGCTAACGGTACTATCTTTAATAATGAACGCAAAGGTATTATACCGGGACTACTAGAGCGTTGGTATGCTGAACGTCAAGACATGCAGGTTAAAAAGAAAGAAGCGACTACCGACGAAGATACAGCATTCTGGGATAAACGTCAGTTGGTTAAGAAGATTAACTTGAACAGTTTGTATGGTGCTATCTTAAATCCTGGTTGTAGATTCTTTGACAAGCGTATTGGGCAATCAACCACCTTAACTGGTAGGACTATCGCTCGTCACATGGACGCCTACATAAATGAATGTATCACTGGTGTATATGATCATACTGGTGAAGCTATTATCTATGGTGACACTGACTCATGTTACTTCTCAGCTTATCCAATGGTTAAGAAAGATGTAGAAGAAGGTAAGATGGAATGGAACAAAGACATAGCAGTGGGCTTGTATGACAGCATCGCTGATCAGGTCAATGAAAGTTTTCCACAGTTTTGTGAACGGGCATTCCATACTCCACGTCGACAAGGTGACCTGATCAAAGGTGGACGAGAAAGTGTATCACTTAAAGGCCTGTTTATTAAAAAGAAACGCTATGCTATCCTAATCTATGATATGGAAGGACATCGGTTAGATAGTCACGGTACTCCAGGCAAAGTAAAAGCCATGGGTTTGGACTTAAAGAGATCAGATACTCCAAAGGTAATCCAAGACTTCTTAAGTGACATCTTATTATCTGTGTTAACAGGTGCAGAGCGTGAAGCAATCATTGACAAGGTGCGCGAGTTCAAATTGATATTCACAGAGCGTCCAGCCTGGGAGAAAGGCACGCCTAAACGAGTTAATAATCTAACCAAATATACCAAGGAAGAAGAACGTCTAGGCAAAGCCAACATGCCAGGACATGTGCGTGCGGCTATGAATTGGAACAACTTAAAACGCATGATGGGTGACCAATACAGCATGACGATCGTTGATGGTATGAAAACTGTGGTGTGTAAACTTAAAGAAAATCCACTTGGTTATACCAGTGTTGGATATCCCACAGATGAAACACACATTCCTGCGTGGTTTAAAGAATTACCGTTCGATGATGCCAGCATGGAAACTGGTATCGTAGATCAAAAGGTAGAAAACTTATTAGGTGTGTTGAAATGGCAGATCGCCGAGAACACACAGATCGCTACAACATTTGATAACTTGTTTAGTTTTGAATAATGCCTACGTTAACAGAGTTAGTAAAATTTAAAAATGATCTCAGAGATACTATCGATAATTTATCGTTAGAATCTGAAGTTTTAGAAAGAACAAGATTAGTTGATACGATTAAATGTAGACACGAAATGACCGATTATCATCAAGATCTAGAACATTATGTCCAATCATACCAAAATTTACTCGCTAAAAATAATGACATAATTGTAGCAATAAAAAATACAATAGAAAAAATAGATAACGATATCAATACTAACGTACGATTAGAATTAGATGAAAGCAAGTTCACCGAGGATTCGATACATCAATTATTATCAACTAATCAAGAAATAGAAAAAATCATACAATCTAAGATTGGAGGATATAATGATTGGAGGTTTCCCGGACTACAATTACATTGTAGATATGTCAGATCAACTCCTCCCCCGACTAATTTTGTTAATCCAATAGATAGAATTAACCCAATGGTTGCAAGTGATCCTTTATATCTAGTTGGATCTGATATTACTGAATTAACTGAAAGAATTAGTAAATATTCTGGCGCTTATCAACAAAGAGTTAGATTATATGAGGTAAAAAAAAGAGACCTTTTGATATTACCTCATGCACAGTTTGGATTTATACTTTGTTGGGATTTTTTAAACTATCTTCCGTTGAGTGCTATAGAATGGTACCTTAAATCAATCCTTGCCTTATTAAGGCCAGGCGGTGTTCTAATCTTTAGTTATACCAATGGTAATATCGAAACATCTGCTAGTTTAGTTGATCAAAAAAGATGCTGCTGGGCGACCAATGTATTAATAGAAAAAATGGTTACGGATCTAGGATTTAAAGTCCTCGGTTTTCAAGATCTAGCAACCAATGACAACGAAAATACCTGGGTAAGTTGGGTGGAAGTCCAAAAACCAGGAGAGTTAAAAACTGTAAGAAAGAATCAAGCAATGGGAAAGATATTAATAAAATAAATTTATCAAATGACTTGCAAGATCTAAATAAATCATATATAATCAATTATCAAAGGAGAATTAAATGAGAGACCATCTATTAGACATCGTTAAAAACACTTATGGCTTAGGCATCATTGACCTAGTTAAAGTATCGGGTACAGACACAGAAACCAATATTGAGGCACTAGCAGAAGACCGCAGTGTTATTGTCCAAGCAAAATTAAACGGACCAGTAGCGGAATTTATTGGTACATTTGGTATGCCTAACTTGGGTAAATTAAGTATTATTTTAGGCATTCAGGAATACAAAGACAATGCTAAGATTAGTTTAACCAAACAAGATCGTAATGGTGAAAGTGTTCCAGTGGGGTTACATTTTGAAAATGCCGCGGGTGACTTTAAAAACGATTATCGTTTTATGAGCCAAGAGATTGTCAATGACAAACTTAAAACAGTTAAAATGCGACCAGTAACATGGCACGTAGAATTTGAACCAACAGTGGCTAATATCCAAAGACTTAAATTCCAAGCAAGTGCTAATGCAGAAGAAGCAAACTTTACTGCTAAGACTAACAATGGTAACTTAGAATTATCATTTGGTGATCATAGTAGTCATGCAGGTAACTTTGTATTCCAAGCAGGTGTCACAGGTACACTAAGCAAGAATTGGTCATGGCCAGTTAATGCTGTATTAAGTATCTTAAACCTAGCAGGAGACAAGAAATTTAGTATCAGTGACGAAGGTGCGGCACAGATCACTGTCAATTCAGGTCTAGCAACTTATAACTATATCTTACCAGCACAAAGCAAGTAATGATTAATAAATGGGCGGACTTAGGACATAATCTAGGTGAATGTTGGGTTAATTCTGACAAAGAAATTACCTATATTAATATTCCTAAGAATGCCAGTAGTTTTATTAAGGCCTGTATATTAAGCACTAAAGACCATTGGGGCTATAGTAATAAATTAATAAAAAATAAAGAAAATCTGGTCATTCTTAGAGATCCGATTGATCGATGGTGTAGTGGGATCGCCCAATCTTTATTTAATAGTAAAAAATATGATTGGCCTATAGAAGATATTTTTAATTTTATATCAGTCGACGACCACACTGAATCACAAATCTATTTTTTACAAGGTATCGATATAACTAAAACTACCTTTATATTAGTAAATGCCAATCTAAGATCTAATCTAAAAAATTGGTTTAATGAACGAGGTATGCTAGTTGATCTTGAAAACATACATCAATATAACGCTAGTATCGAAGATGACCGTGGCGAGATTAAAAATAAATTTATCAATCTAATTGAGTCACAATCAGAACTTATGTTAAAATTAAAGAAACATTTTCAAGCAGACTACGAACTAATTAATCGAGTAAAATTTTATGGAAATTGATAATTTAACCGCAAAGCAGAAAGACTATGCTGTATTCTTACCAGCATTGTCGGGCTTTTATGCTACCTATGTGGGCAAGCAAAGACATGATCCAACCTATGTTGATCCAGCACGTATACCAGCAGACTTTGAAAATGGTATCGAAGGTCTTAATTGGCTTAATCCAGATGCCGCTTACTTTCCATATCATTGGGCATTGTATTCAGCAGGTCATGCTGAATTAGATATTAATAAGCATAGTCCCAAAGAAGACATGATACGTAATCGTGATCGTAGCCGTAGTTTTATCTTAGGTGACAGTGGTGGTTTCCAGATTGGTAAAGGTGTGTGGGAAGGTGATTGGAAGAATCCTACGTGTCCTAAAGCGCAGAAGAAACGTGAACTGGTATTAACTTGGATGGATGCGTATATGGACTATGGTATGATCCTTGATATTCCAGCCTGGGTATGTCGTAGTCCTGAAGGTCGTAAAGCATCAGGCATCACTAGTTATATGGAAGCTGTCAAAGGCACATATATCAACAATGATTATTTTATGAAACACCGCACAGGTGCTTGTAAGTTCTTAAACGTATTGCAAGGTGAAAATCATGCTGAAGCAGAAGATTGGTATCAACGCATGAAGAAGTATTGTGATCCCAAGCAGTATGATCGTCCATTCAATGGTTGGGCCATGGGTGGACAGAACATGTGTGATGTGCATCTTGTATTAAAGAGATTAGTGGCACTACGCTTTGATGGACTGTTAGAAGAAGGCTTACATGATTGGATGCACTTCTTGGGTACGAGTAAACTTGAGTGGGCATGTTTATTGACAGACATCCAACGTGCAGTGCGTAAATATCATAATCCCAAATTTACTATATCCTTTGACTGTGCTAGTCCATTCTTAGCAAGTGCCAACGGGCAGATCTATATACAGACAGAGATAGTAGATAAAGAGAAATGGGTATATCGAATGGTGCCTAGTGTTGATGATAAGAAGTATGCCAAGGACACACGCAGATTTAAGGATGCTGTCATACAAGATAAGATCTTTGAAAACTTTACAGAAAGTCCAGTGAGCCAACGTTGTACTATTAAAGATATTTGTATCTATGCGCCTGGTGACCTAAATAAGATCCACAAGGAAGGCAAGACTTCGTGGGACAGTTTTAGCTACGCTATACAGATGGGGCATAATGTTTGGAGCCATTTAACAGCGGTACAACAGGCCAATCGCGAATACGATCTTAATATACGCCCGGCTATGTTGAATTCAGAAACAGCAGACAAGAAAACACCAAGGAACTATGGCATAAACAACTTCCGTGACATAGTAGATATGATATTTGCACTTGACAACAGAGAAGATGCATTAACATTGATTGAATACTATAACAAATATTGGATGGGTATCATCGGCACACGTGGGGCCATTGGTAAGAAGACTATGAACTCCAGCACTACATTTAACGATCTATTTGCCAGTGATGATGAGATAGAAGAATATCACACAGATGACAGCGGGTTAGACGAGAGCGTATTAGATAATTTAGAAGCAGACTTAGGAGAATAAAGTGAAGCGTGATTATACTGATGGTGTAAAAGAAAACATAACATACTTTACTGGTATAGAGATTGAACGTACACCTGCTTTTGGCATGAAGACCTTATTTGTAGTAGGCGTACAACATGTAGAAGAAATCACATCACTGGCCAAAGAAAAAGAGTGTAAGCATATTTACTTTGGTGCTAATCAAAGTTTTCCTAAGTTAGCTACAGATGATGCCGACGCATGGCGTCCGTGGGAACGTATGATTGATCAATGCTTGACCGCAGGCTTATGGTGTACCCTAGACTTTGATGTCGCAGTAGTACAAGGTGTACTAGAGTGTACGTTTATTGGTCATCGTCGGTTTATTCCACAGATTTCGGTAAAATTACCCTACTTGACACAGCTGGGATATAATGCTACAATTAAGCTAGACGATCTGGACTTTGATCATTCAAACCCAGGTGTTTGGTGTCATCGCCTACGTGATTTAACAACAACAGAGAGCTTTACTGATTGGGATCAATACGGTAAAGATGAGATTATAAAATGATACAAGCAGAACGCGAAAAAATAGATAGAGTAATTAGTGCCAGTCAAAAGAAAATTTGGGTTACTTTCCAACGTGAAGGTATCCATTGTTTTCCTGCGGC